GCCGAGCCGACGAATATCGCGGCCAGCGCGGACGGGCGCATGCTCTTTGTCCACGGTCGCCAGATGCACCTTGCGCCGGGCATGTTCGCGCCCGACAACATTCCCACGGTCACACCCGAGGCCTCGGCCGCGGTTGAGACACATAAAAATCAGCCGGTGGTCACCGGCGGTGAAAAAGGAGGAAAATCCATGACCATTGAAGAGTTCCGGGCACAGCACCCGGACGAGGTCGCTCAGGTTGAGGCCGAAGCCAGAGCTTCCGTCGACAACACCGACGCGATCAACAGCGCCGTTCAGAGCGAGCGTGACCGTCTTGCGGCCATCGACGAGGTTGCCAGCCTCTTCGACGCCGAGCTGGTCCGCGAGGCCAAGTACGGCGAGCACCCCTGCACCGCTGCGGAGATGGCGCTCAAAGCCGCCCAGACGGCAGCGAAGGCCGGCAGCAAGTTCCTGGCTGACGCCGCTGCCGACGCGGACGACTCCGGCGCTGACGGTGTCGGCGCAGCTCCCGGCGAGGAAGACGAAGATCTTGACGATGACAGCCCCGAGGCTCGCATGAGCACGGCGCGCGCCTCCGTCAAGGCCCTTTTCAAGAAGGAGGAGAAGTAATCCATGAAAAACCTGTACAGCAAGGTCGGCGAGATGGAGTTTGACGGGCTGATCACCGACATCACTCCCGAGCCCATTGTCCGCGGCGGCACCATCCGCAAGCTCGCCGCAGCCGCCACTCTCGTGCGCGGCACCATCCTGGCCAAGAGCGCCGGCAGCGCCGGCGACGGCAAACTGGTCGTGCTCGGCACCAGCGCGGCTTCCAATGAGACGCTGACGCCCGACTGCGTCCTCAAGGACGATACGGCCGTCGGCACCGCAGCTGATGAGGCTGTCGAGGTCTACTACGCCGGGTGCTTCGATCCCAACAAGTGCACCGTCGCCTCCGGCTACACCGTGACCGAGGCCGACAAGGACGCCCTGCGCGTGCGCGGCATTCTGTTCAAGGCTGCCGCCGCTGCGAACTAAGCAAGGAGGTAAAACACTATGCCTGCTACTCTGAATTTCTTTGACACCTACACCCTCATGGCGATCAACGAGGAAGTCACGCCCGTTCCCAGCTTCTTCAAGGATCGCTATTTCCCCACCGGGGAGGGTGACATCTTCGCCGCCGATAAGGTGCTGACCGAGTACCGCAAGGGCGACCGCAAAATGGCCGCGTTCATTTCCGATCGCGCCGGTGACATCCCCATGGATCGCCGGGGCTATGCCATCCACGAGTACCAGCCCGCCCGCATTGCTCCGTCCCGTCTGCTGACCGCTGACGAGCTGGCCAAGCGCGGCTTTGGCGAGGCGATCTATGCCAATTCCACCCCCGCCCAGCGTGCGGCCCGCCTGCTCCGCGACGATATGACCGACATGGAGCGCCGCATCGTCTCCCGCGAGGAATGGATGTGCGCCCAGGTCATGATCAACAACGCCTGCACCATGCAGACCTACGTTGACAACGACACCCAGGGCGAGACCCAGTATGTGCAGTTCTATGACACCGCCAGCGACCACGCCTACACGATCGCGGCCGGCCACAAATGGGATGCCTCCGGCATTACCTTCATGACCGTGCGCGCCGACGTCCGCGAAATGTGCCGCCGGCTTACCCGTCGCGGCCTGCGTGCCGCCGATCTGGTTCTCGGTGCCGATGCTGCCGACGCGCTGCTGGACATTCCCGAGTTCCGCGAGCTCATCGACAAGAACAGCGGCATTGCCGTCGGGGCGATCAGCGAGCAGCTGAGCGCCTATGACGGCGTCACCTTCGAGGGCGTCATCAACTTCGGCGGCCACCGTCTGAACGTGATCTCCGTCGACGAGGAGTACACCGACAACGCGGGCCAGGATCAGAAGTTCTTCCCGGCCACCTCCGCTATGGTCACGGCTCCCGGCTGCGGCCATCTGATGTACGGCCAGATTACCCAGATCGACTATGGCTCCACCGACTTCGCCAGCCATGCCGCCGCGCGTGTGCCGAAGTTTGTGCTGGATCAGGACAAGGATCTGCGCAAGCTGCGCCTGGCCACCCGTCCCCTGGCTGCGCCCAAGGACTACTGCCCGTTCATCTACGCCGCCAACATCTGCGGCTGATCGTCGGCGGAAAGGAGCAGATCATGAAGACTGTCAAAATCGTTTCCGGCGTCTATGGCGCTGACAACGGCAAGGGCGGTGTGACCGCTATCGCTCGCGGGCAGACCTGCGAAGTGTCCGACGCGGAAGCTGCTCGCCTTGTGTCTCTCGGAGTGGCCGCTATGGCCGTTGCAACGCTCCAGGAGGGGCAGGCAGCGCCCGAGGCGGGCGAGAACACGCCCGAGGGAGACAACGTCCAGGAGGGCGCTGTGGGCCACCTGGACGCCGGGCGGCTTTCCTCCATGACCAACGCCCAGCTCAAGCAGCTTGCGGAGGACATGGGGCTGGATGTGACCAAGTGCAAGAAGAAGGCCGACTTCATTGAGCTGATCACCGCCGAGGAGGTCATCGTACCCACCGACGGCGAGGAAGGCGAAGAGGAAGACGACACCGTGGACGACGGCGAGCTGCCGCCCGATCTGGAAGCGGAGGCACCGGTGGAATGAGCTTCAAAGACATGGTCGCCTCTGACATTCACGGCGTTTTCCTCAACCTGGACGAGTTCGCCGAAAAGCGCACGATCGTCTACGATGGCGAGACCTACAAGGACATTCCCATCGTCATGTCCGGTCTGAAGGAGAAGGACCGCCGCCAGCTCACAAGCGATCATGTGCAGGGGCTTTTCCTTGTCCATGCCGTGCTGCACTGCGCCAAGAGCGATCTCGGCGGCAATCAGCCGGAGAAGGGCACCCGCATCAAGATCAATGACCGAGAGGGCGGCGGGGGCTTCTTCCGTCAGTTCTACGTCGCCTCCTCGGTCTGCGAAATGGGTATGCTCCGCGTGGAATTGGAGGCGATCGACGAATGAGCTTCGGTACCATCCGTGTTGAGAAGATCGGCAATGAGAGTATCGACCGCATCAACAAAATCCTCGCAGGCATCCCGGGCGGAGCTTTCAAGGTCACCTACGCAGCTTTGAAGCGCGCCGGAGACACCGCAAAGACCAAAGCCGGGCAATTCGCCGCAGCTGAGTACACGATCAGCAAAGGTGACTTCATGCACAACGTCACGGAGAAGGTCCGGACGGAGGGCGGCAGCGGCGTAGGCGGCGTGGCCAGCATGAGCATTTCCTTCGCCGGACACGTCCTTCCGCTGCTCACTTTCAACACCAGCTTTTCCAGAGGCGGCACGCTTACGACCAAAGTGAAGCGGAACGGCGGCGCTGCATCCCTGCAGCACGCATTCACCGCGAAGATCTTCGGCCCGATTGCCGTCTTTGAGCGCGTCGGCTCTCCGCGCTTCCCTGTCGAGCAGAAGTTCGGCCCCTCCACGGGGCACATGATGCAGAATGAACAGGTCGTAGAGAAGATGGACGAGACGATCAGAGAGACCTTCGACAAGCGCGTGGAGCATGAGATTCTCCGTGTGCTGAATGGATGGGGAGGCTGATTATGGTACCGAACATCGACAGCAGCCGCGTGGATCTCCTGGAGCGGCTGAAAGAGGTCACGCAGGACGCAATCAAGGATCTCATTCTTCCCGTGCGCATTCAGCGTGAAGGAGAGGACCAGTCCTATCGCTCCGCGGACGTGTATCTGATGCGGCTTCCCGATTCCAAGTCCGCTACCAAGAAAGCGCCGTATATCATCCATCAGCTGATCACCGGAAGAGATATGCAGGAAGAAGGGCAGCGCGTGACCTCTACGGCCCAGGTGCGCTCGATCTTCTGCGTATATTCCGATGACGAACAGGAAGGCAGCTTGATGCTGCTCGGCCTCATGGAGCGCCTGCGCATCAAACTGCTCAAACAGGTTGTGATCGGCGAGCGGTATCAGCTCGATCTGACACAGGCCGCCGAGGCGCTGATCTACCCCGACGATACCGCCCCGTATTTTGCGGGGGAAATGGTCACGACCTGGAAAATCCCATCAATCGAAAGAGAGGTCCGCCAATGGCTGTGAAACCTACCACTACCCCCAAGACGGAAGAGGCCGACGCTGTCATCAGCGCCGGCTTCTCTGCTTACATCGGCCCGAATCTTCCGGGCATCATTCAGACCGGCACGATTTTCCCTGTCGGCTGGGACGAGGCGCTGAAGCTCCCGGAAGTGGAGCTCGCGCTCGCCAAGAAGCCTGGCGTCGCCAAGCTGATTGTCGACGGCATGACGCTGCCGGAAGACCGTATCAAAGTCAAGAAACCCGGAGAGCCCCTGTACAACGCGTACATTGCGCTCCGGAGATAAGGAGGAATTTCTGTTATGGCAAATCATGGCGTATTCGTCACGGAAGCCGCAACTGCGCTTTCTACCATGAACACCGCCACCAGCGGCATTCCCTTCGTCATCGGCAGCGCCAAGCTTACCGCTGCGCCCGAGGCTACCAGGGCCACCGCCGGCGAGCCGTTCCTGGCCACGTCGTTCACGGAGGCGGAAGCCGCTCTCGGCTACGATGACGACTGGAGCAAGTACACGATCTACGAGGTCATGTACTACCACTTCAAGCTGGCTGGCTGCCAGCCTGTGATCTTCCTGCCCCTCGTGCCGTCCGGCAGCGATACCGCTGTCACCGCCGCCGAGGTCGCCGCAGCCGTGGATAAGATCGACCTCTGCATGGCCAAGTTCGGCATCATCACCGATCTGATCCTCGCGCCCGGCTTCTCCGATCAGTCTGTTGTGGCTGCGGCCATGGCGACGAAGATCGCCAGCGTCAACGGGCTGTTCCGCGGCAAGGCTGTGATCGACGTCACCGGCGACACCTACACCGCAGCGATCACGGCGAAGAACAGCGGCTCCTTCACCGAGGATATGATCGTCTGCTGGCCTTACGCCAAGCTGGGCGAGCTCAAGTTCCACATGTCCACCGTGATCGCCGGCCGCATTTCGATGACCGACTCCGACAACGAGGGCGTTCCCTATGAGTCCCCGTCCAACAAGTCCATCTCCACCGACGGCCTGTGCACCTCTGCCGGCGCCGAGATCGTTCTGACGCTGGCCCAGGCCAACCTTCTGAACGCCGCCGGCATCGACACTGGCCTTAACTTCATGGGCGGCTTCAAGGCGTGGGGCAACTACACCGGCTGCTATCCCGCCAGCACCGACGTGAAGGACTACTTCGTGCCCGTGTCCCGCATGTTCGACTGGGTGGCCAACACGCTGATCAAGACCTTCTGGAGCAAGCTGGACCGCCCGATGAATCGCCGCCTGATCGACGGCATCCTGGATTCCTGCAACATCTGGCTCAATGGCCTGGTCGGTCGCGGCTATCTGCTGGGCGCTCGGGTGGAAATGGTCGAGGCGGAAAACCCCGTCACCGATCTGATGGCGGGCATCGTCCGGCTGCACGTCTTCATGACGCCGCCTTCTCCCGCCCAGGAGATCGACTTCACTCTGGAATATGACGCCTCCTATGTGGAGAGCGCCCTTTCCGCGTAAAGGAGGACTGACACATGGATCAGAGCAATATCAACTTTGCCGTCTATGAGGACGGTCAGGAGTATTACGGCATGGCCTCTGTGACCATGCCCACCCTCGCCAACCTGGTGCAGAGCATCAATGGCGCCGGGATTGCCGGCAACATCGAGGCGGTCATCCTCGGCCCCGTCGACAACATGACCCTGGGCCTCAACTTCCGCACCACCACCCCCGCGAGCATCCGCCTGAGCGAGCCGCGCCGTCATCAGATCGACCTGCGCGTGGCGCAGCAGCAGGAGGACCCTGTCAACAACAGCATCGACGCCGTGGCCGAGAAGCACGTTTTCGTCGTGATCCCCAAGAATCACAACGTCGGCAGCATCGCCCCCGCGTCCCCGTCCAACGGTACCGGCGAGTATGCCGTCCGCTACTGGGCGACCTGGATCAACGGCAAGAAGGTCCGCGAGATCGACCCGATGAACTTCATCTGTGAGATCGACGGCGTGGACTACCTCGCCCCCGTCCGCAAGGCGCTCGGCAAGTAACTGATCAGCGCGGGAGATCATTTTGCCAACCCCGGCAAAATGGTCTCTCGCGCTCTATTTACCGAAAGGAGTAGAACATGAGCACCAAGAAAGAGAATACCCCTGTGGTCGAAACCGAGCCCGTCGTTGACGAGCAGGAGTACGAGATCGCAATGAAAGAGGCTGAGAACAGCCCCAACACCTATACCCACGAATTTTCGACGCCCTTCTCCTTTGAAGGGGAGTCTTTCGACGAGCTGTCCTTTGACTTCGGCGCGCTGACTGCCATGGACAGCCTGGCCATCGAGGCCGAGCTCCAGGCGACCGGCCGTCCTGTCATTGTGCCGGAGTTCTCCGGCGACTATCTGCTCCGCATGGCCATGCGTGCATGCACCAACAGGACGAGCAAGGGCATGAAGCTGGGGATTGACTTTTTCCAGAGGCTTCCCCTTGCGGCCTATGTGAAGATCCGCAGCAAGGCGCGCTCTTTTTTGCTTCGTGCGGGGTCGTAACCGGCGACGGCGGGAAATGGCTCCGAAAGCAAAGCATGATCCTCGCACGGAACAACGGAACGCCGCTGACCTTCTTCCTGTCCTGCACGCTGCCTGAGCTGGCGGCCTGGATCAAGACGAACAACGAGATCGTGCAGGACAGCAAGAAAAAGTAATCCATCCCGAAAGGAGGGCTGATACATGGCGTCTCGCCGCGAATACGACATGCTATTCCAACTGAGCGCGCAGATGAACGGCAACTTCACCGGCACGTTCAGCAAGGCACAGCAGCAGCTTCTGTCTTTTCAGAAAGAGATCCAGGAGCTGAACAGAACCCAGGGCGACATATCAGCCTATGAGAAGCAGCAGCAGGCCGTTGAGAGCACCAAAAAGAAGCTCGAAACGCTGCAGCAGCAGTATGACAACATCCAGCGGGAGATCCAGGAGACCGGGGGCTATTCGTCCGATCTGGAAAACAAGCTGCTTTCCAAGCAGCAGCAGATCGACAAAACCTCCGCGTCCCTGGAGAGGCAGACTCAGAAGCTCGACCAGATGGGAACTTCCCTTCGGGAAGCCGGTGTAGATACCGGTAATCTGGAGAAGGAAAGTGAGCGCCTGGGCGCAGAGATGGCCGACCTGAAGAAAAAGCAGGAGGACGCCGCAGAGAGCGCCAAGAGCTTCGGCCAAGAATCGAATCAAGCAATTACCGCCGTCGGTGACGCACTTGCCGCCGCCGGTATTGCAGCTGCTCTCCATGAGATTTACGAGGCTTACATGGAGTGCATTTCCGTGGCAGGCAACTTCGAGGAAAGCATGAGCAACGTCGAAGCTCTGTCCGGTGCCAGCACTGAAGAGCTGCGGCAGCTCTCCGATCTGGCAAAAGAGCTCGGCGCAACGACCAAGTTCACCGCCAAGGAGTCCGCCGACGCCATGGGCTACATGGCTATGGCGGGCTGGGACGCACAGCAGATGCTCGCGGGCATGCCTGGCGTGTTGCAACTGGCCGCAGCGAGCGGCGAAGACCTCGCCCTTGTGTCTGACATTGTCACCGACTCCATGACCGCATTCGGCCTCACAGCGGCCGACACGAGCCGCTATGCGGACGTGCTGGCGGCGACGGCGGCAAACGCGAACACTTCTGTCGGCGTCATGGGCGAGACCTTCAAGTATGCCGCTCCCGTGGCCGGCGCACTGGGCTACTCCATCGAGGACGTGAGCACAGCCATCGGCCTCATGGCCAACGCCGGTATCAAGGGCAGTAATGCCGGTACCGCGCTGCGCAATGTGTTCAACGGCCTTCTGGGCGGCGTGACGCTGACCAG